GCCCTGCGTGAATTCTACTTCATAGTGTTTGTCTAATGCCGGTTATTGATCGCCAGCGTATTAGCGACGGCTTCATCACGTTGGAGCGCGGTGTTGATGCTGGGAAATCCCCCAGCCTTCTGCCCCGCAACCAAGCCAGCTTTGCGGTCAATGCCACAATGCGCGGCGGTTACGCCAAGACGCGCCCCGCGTTCACCAACATTGCGCTGGATTTTACGGCAACCAATCAAGTTGACGCAGAAGCGATGCAGACGCGCTTCCAAACAAAGATGTTCCAAGGCGCGTACAATTATCATTTTGGATCAAACAGTTATTTGGTGGTGGCGGTTGGAGGCTATATCCACAAAATAAACGTCAAGACGGGGGTGGTGCAGGACATCACCCCTACTACCTCAACTGGCTCTGTATCGACGCCAGACCCCAACCCATCTGACATCCCCGTCTTCTTCTTCCAGCAGGCCGAGCAGTACCTCATCATCCAAGACGGCCAATCACTGCCCATCCTTTTCAATGGGGCAAGCAGCCGCAGAAGCGTGCTCTCCAACAACGAAGTGCCGGTCGGTTCAGCAATGGCCTACGGCAACGGTCGCCTCTGGGTGTCCAGAGGGCGCGAGTTTGTGGCGGGCGACATCGTGGGTGGGCCGACAGAGGTCATCCAGTTTACCGAGAACACCTACATCGCAGAGGGCGGCGCGTTTGCTGTCCCGCTGGACACGGGTGACATCACGGCGATGAAATTCACCAACCAGCCCGACTCCTCGCTCGGTCAAGGGGAGCTGCTGGTTCACACCACGGACGCCGTGTTCGCCGTCAATGTTCCCACCAGCCGCGACAGCTGGAAGAATGTCAGCTACCCCACTGTGCGAATCGTGGCCATCAACTACGGCGCGGTCAGTGACAGAAGCTGCACGCTGGTCAACGGTGATATGTTTTACCGCGCCCCAGACGGTATCCGCAGCTACATCTCCAGCCGCCGAGAGTGGAAGGAGTACGGGCAGATTCCAGTTAGCCGAGAGGTGGGGCCGTATATTGCCAACGAGAAGCAGGCCAACATCGCCGACAGAACAAGTGGTGTGCTGTTTGACAACCGGCTGCTGATGACCGTTACCCCATACACCAATAGCTCGCAGGGGATTTTCTTTCGCGCACTAACGGCGCTTGATTTTGATTTGGTAGGTGGGACTGGGGAGAAAGCCCCCGCAGCGTGGGAGGGATTTTGGACGGGACTCAACTTTCTGCAAATCCTCACAGCGGAAATAGAAAATGAGTCGCGCTGCTTCGTGTTTCACATAGATGGCAGCTGCCGCATACAGCTGTGGGAGCTGACAAAAGACGGGAAGAAGGACAACGGAACCAACAACATCAGCTGTTACGTTGAAACTTCCAGCTACTCGTTCGAGAACCCGTTCGAGATGAAGCAGCTGGAGTACGGCGAGCTGTGGCTCGACCAGCTGGAGGGTGAGGTTCAGTTTGATATTAAATATAAACCGAACCAGTACCCCGCGTGGGTGGACTGGCACGCTTTCACCGAGTGCGCCAAGTCCGAGAACTGCGACCCAACAGACGGTAGCTGCCTCGCGTTTGTCAACTATGCCCCGATGTACCGCACCCGCATACGACTTCCGCAACCGGAGGACACTTGCGAGGCGTCAGCCTCACAATCCAACGCCAACAATGCCCCGCTGAGAAACGGGTATGAGATGGCGGCGCGGATCGGGTGGACGGGTCAAGCAAGAATCAAGGGCTTTAGAATGCACGCCTACCCCCTTACCGAAGAACCCTACGGGCAATGCCCAGAGGAAGGTCTTTTCTGCGTTTAGAATTTATGAACTGGTCATACATAGCAATCAACTGCACAACGTCATTATGGGGCGAGCCGGTGGCGGCACAAAGCCCGTACAGCTACGTCTTTTCTGTCCCGTGTAACGAAACGATAAGTTACACAATTCCCACCAGCTAACAATGCCATCCAATCAAACAGTCAATTTAGTGGCCGGAACCGTATCCGACGACACTTGCTTCGGCTCGGTGTCCGACCTCTACAACACGTTTATCAATCTCACCACCGCCTACGTTGACGGTGATTATAGTCTGTTCAACTTCGGCGATGCCGTGCCGTCAGTGGACGACGAAGACAGACCGTGGATAAGAACAATCGGCGGTATTCCCGATAAAATTTACATCCACTACAACGGTGCGTGGGTATCCAAGCACCCCGTCCCTAGCGGCGGTGGAGAGCGGCGGCTCTTTACGGGCGCAGTGGCCGACATCGACACATATGACGGCGGGGTGGCCGGTGCTACCACTGAAACATCCGGCCCATTCTGGGAGAGGGATGCCGCTATGAACGGCTTGCTGCCTATAGGCATAGGCACGACAGCCAACGGAACTGTTATTAGTGAAACAGAGAAAACCGGCGGCACAGACGAGGAGACGCTGATCGAGGCCAACCTTCCGCCTCACTCACATAACTTGAGCTGGACTCAGCGCACCGCTGCCAACGGCAGCCAAGACACGGGCGAAGGTATTTTTGTCTCCGGCCCAGAAACCGCAAGCGGAATGGTGGTCGCTGGCCCAGCCCAGACATCCACCCCCATCAACAATCTTCCACCTTATTACGGCGTGTACTTTATTAAGCGCACCAGCCGCATTTATTACAAAGCCTAATGAAAGTTACTCTCGGTACAGCAAAGACACGCATTGCAAAGCACCTCAACCTTTGCGCCACCGACGCACGCACCACCGAGTATATCAACGAGGCGCAGCGGCGGTTGATCGAGAGCGGCAAGTGGAAGGGAACCTACGGTAAGTTCACCATCTGCGCGACAGACGGCTGCATTGCTTGGCCCAGACAGATCGAGGCCATCGAGTCGGTCGCTGTGAGCGAGAATGTTGGCACAGTACGAAACGGCTGGTTTGAGTTTGTTGAAAGCGGCTACGGGCTGCTCGATAACAAGGACAACATCGGCTACCAGCTGCTCGACAGAGGCGAGTCTCCCACCCACAAGGATATGTCGGGGGTGGGCAAGCAAGTGCGAGTGTATGCCTTCCTAGATGCGGACGCCGGTAAGACTGTCACCATCCAAGGTTACGACGACAACAACAACTGGGTGCGAACGCTCAAGAGCGGTAGCGGCTCATCTGCTGTCTATCAAGACGGACTAGTGGTGACACTTGTTAACGGTTACGTTGACACAGTTTATGACGGACTGCCGTTGAAATTCAACAGCATCACCAGCGTGTTGAAAGATGTCACCCAAGGCAACGTGCAGCTGTACGAGCTGGTAGACTCCGCGCCTACACTGGTGGATATCGCCACCTATGAACCGGATGAAACTTTACCCAGCTACCGGCGCTCTCTGATTCCCAGTCTGGGGGGAGCGTCGGGGTGCGCAGATGGAACCGACACAAAGGTTTCTGTTACAGTTATCGCCAAGCTGCGTTTCATTGACGCCGCGAACGATACAGATGTGCTGATGGTGAGCGATCTTTACGCCATAAAAAATATGGCAACCGCCATCAAGCTGGAGGAGAACAGAGACTTTGGAGCAGCCACCGAGTACCGCAATTTGGCCATCGATTCATTACAGAATCAGTTGGCAAACCATATGGGAGACGGGGTTGTTCCAGTCTTGCAGATGACAAACCTAAATACCCACGGAGGTGGGGGGATCGAAAGCGTAATATAATGGTAGGAATAGGATTAGCAATGGGAGTTGCGGGCGGCCTTATGAAAAAGGGCGCGAAGGTTCCCAAGTACAAGAAAATAGACCAAGCACAGGAACAAGGGGCTGCAATCTCCAGCAACTTGGCCAGCTTTGGTAAATCAAAAGAACTGGCAGCCAAGACCAGCGCAGCTGACCAAGAGATACTGATGGCTAACCTTGAGAAAGCGATGCCGGGGTACAGCAACTTAATTGGTGGGGCAAGCGGAGCCATCGGCAATATGATTGCCGGTAAGCTACCTATGGCTGACCAAGGGCTGTTGATGCGCCGAGCCGCCGAAGGCGGTATGGCTGGCGGTATTAGCGGCAGCCAAGCGGGCCGCAATCTTGTGGCACGCGATCTAGGTTTAAGCCAGATGAGTATGACACAAGCCGGTCTTGGCGCACTCAACCCGTTCCTATCCACCGTGCGAAACACCGCTGTTGCCAACCCGATGAGCGTAAGGGCGTCCTATATTGACCCCACACAGTGGACGCGCAATGCCATACAAGAAAATCAATTTGCACACGGAGCCGCAGTCAGTAAGGCGAAAAGTGATGCCGCCAACAGTTTCCAGAACAAGTTCGCCGGTGCGCTGCAAGGCGTGGGCGGAATGATGGCTGGAGGAATGTTCGGCGGTGGTGGTGGCGGAGGTATCGGAGGCTTAATGGGTAAAATGTTCGGGGGCAGTGGCTCTCCGGCTGTCGTAGCTGGCCCAGCCAACCAAGCAATGCACCGATTCACTGGCAGCGGTGGCACGGCTTACGCTGGGCCATCAACATTGCCCCCCGGTTGGTAAAAAGGATTTATAGTTATGATGGATGAGTTTTATAAAGGAGCGGAGCTGGGGCTGAAGGTTTCAGACCAGCGAGCACGTCACACCAACCTCGCCGAGCGTGCGAGCCAAACCAACCGTGGGCTGGACATCAGAGAGAAACAAATGAACGCCGACTTGTCCCGCCTTAATCTGCTCAACAGAAAGCTGGATTACGAAATAACCCAGCAGGAGAACGATGACAACGAGCAGACATTGCAGCTGGATTTGTTGAAGGGTTACAAGGATCAGCTCGCCGTAACAGCCAACGACACCACCAACTTCCCAGAGTTGCCAATGCCGCCAGCTGGGCTGCACGGCGCATACAGCACAGATGCAATCAAGTCTCGTGAAAACTATATAGCCTCTAGGACAGAGAGTATTGAATACAAGCGCCACGATGCAGCCAGAAAAGATGAGGCTGATCTGATTGATAACTTTGGCCTGTCTGCTGACTACAAGGCAGCTGAACCCGCCGCACAGCAGATGATGGTGCAGAGCGCAAAGGAGAACAGAGTCAATGACACAGCTGTAAGAATATCCAGAGAAATGGGCGTTGATCCTTTTGCTGCTCGGGCAAAAGGAATTAACCCGAGCCAATACATCAACTTCAACGGGAAGTTGGACGAGAATAATTTCCGAGCTGCCATACAGCCAATGTCTACACACGTCTTAACCAACGTGACTCAGCATTCAAGCGGTGCAACAGCTAAATCATACACAACAAAATCCGCTATAAGCAGAAAGGCAAACACTTACACCGTGCAAGCTGCGTTAGCCAGAGGTGCGAAAGTCAAAGACGAGGCCCGCAAGCGCCGACAGACGCTTACGGACAGCGATGACGAGTACACCCCGGAGAAAATTGACGAGATTATCCGCAGCGAATACCCGCCGGATGGTGTGAAGAGGGACGCGAACGGGAATATTGTGGATGTGATGTATATCGGTGACAAGAAGATCAATGCCAACCGTGAGGTGGTGGTGTTCACTGGTGGCGACCCATCGCTCTCTAGTAGCTGGAAAAAAATCCAATAATGCCCAACAGCGCGAACGCCCCTAAAAATCCGTGGGAGGATGGCTGGGAAAGCCTCTCTCCTAGCGGGCAACAAGGCTCTCCCAATAATCCGTGGGAGGATGGCTGGGAAAGCCCATCCGCCAGCACTAAAGCCACACCACCGCCCCTCCCCTCCAAGATGCAAGGAGTCGAAACTAGCGAAGCTGGTTTCTTGGAAAACTTTGGCAAGGGCGCAGTTAGCGGTACATACGATGTAGGTACAGCCTTATACTCCTCGGGGGAGGCGGCGTTTCGCCCCATCGGCGGGACTGATGTTTCTCTCTGGGAAGCCACCAACCCCCTCATTGCCGCAGGCAGATTGTTTGCACCAGAAACCACCAAGAGCGTGAGGAACTGGATTGCTGAGTCGTTAGGAAGCTTAGCTGACCAATCCTCCAGTATGAGCGAGGCAGTCCTTGAGACTGGCGAATACGCAAAAGGGCTGACCACGGGCAAGTTTGATCGAGGCGCAGACCCAGACAGCTGGGGTGTTACTTTTGGTAAAGGGGCAACCAGTGTGCTGCCAATTATAGCTGCAAGCGCAGCCACAGGTGGGGCAGCTGCCATACCAGCGGTTGGTGTGTACTCGTTTGGCAGCACTTTCCACGAGGCTAAAGCTGCCTATAGCCAGCAAGGGATGAGCGAGGAAGAGGCGTCCAGTGCAGCAATGTTGCCCGCCTTGAGCCAAGCCTCTGTTGATATGGTGTTAACCAAGGCTGGTGGTGTTATCGCTGGCAAGTTTGGTGGCGCAAACATTGAAAACCTTACGCGCTCTGTTCGGTCAAGCGGCTTCAAGGATGGTGTTAACACGCTTGCTGGAAAAGCGGGGTTAAAGATTAAGCACGTCGTGAAGGGCGGCTTGACGGAAGGTGCTATAGAGGAAGCGCCTGCTCAGTTTATCGGCGACTATCTCATTGCCCGACACACATACGACCCAGCGGTGACGCTGGAGACAGCTGCCGCCGGTGCGTGGAAGTCGTTTGTGGTCGGGGCTGGTTTAGGTGGTGGGATGGGTATGCTCCAGAAGGTTCAAACGCCGGAGGATATTGCCGCAGCTGCGACAACTGCCGCCAAGCGTGACGTGATAAGAGACATCGCCCCCAGCACAGCTGCCAAGCTGGACGAAAAAGATGCCGCATCACTTGTCCTCCCAGACGAAGACGTTGAATCGCTAAAGCCGATGGTCATCGAGGGCGAAGCCCCCACGCCAAAGCCTATATTCCCGCAGTCTGCCCGCGACAAGGTGGTTAACGAGGCCAAGGAAAAGGGCCAGCTACCCCTCTGGTGGGATCGCTACGAGGGAACAACGGAGCCAGATGGTTCCACTGTTCCGTCCGGTTTGCGCTACGCTGACCAGAAGGCGGTGAACCGTTTTATTGAGGAGCAAGAAGCGTACAACGAGCTATCACAATTTACTGTTGAGAAGCATCCCGACTTCGATGGATGGGCCGTCTTCCAAAAAGGCGAGCTGGTCGCAGAGTTTGAAACGGAAGCGCGAGCGCGTAAGGAGGCCCGACAGATGGCGCTCAACACTGTGCCGAAAAAGGTTCAAGCCAGAATTAAGGGCTACCAACAGCTCACGCAAAAACTGTCAGAGCTGGCCGTGCTGGATCAATCGTACCAGCAGCAGCTGGACTTATCTAAAAAGCAAACCGCGCAAGAGGAAGCTGCCGCTCCAGCTGCCATCAGCACAGAGGATCAAGCGTTTGTCGCCCAGACACTCGGTATCACGCCGGAAGATTTGCAGTACAGCGGTTTGAATATCACGCAAGAGATGGTGGATCAGCTGCGGTTTGCACCAGAAGGCGGTATCAAACAGTTCTTGAAAGATGCCGAGGATAAGCGGCAGATCGACTCAGCTTACCAATCTCAACGAGAAGCCGCCCAGCGAGCAGAGGACATTAAGGCTGAACGGGATCGCGCCGAGGCAGAAGCGTTTGCCATCTCGGCAAAGATGCGCCTCGAGGAAGATTCGCGCACCTTGTCCGAGGCGCGTCAGCTGACACAACCCCAATCCTCTCAACAGCTGGGCCAGCTGGCCGAGGAGCAGCTGGTTGGCACGAAGCTCAACGCCACCGAGCGCACAATTCTCAACAAGCTGCTTGATCGCAAGGCGGCACTGGTAGCAGACGTCACTGACCCGCAGCATCACTCGATGGTTATCGAGTCTATCGACAACATAGACACCCAGATTGCCAGCTTACTTGGGATACCGCCCCCTCCGCGCATCACAGGCAACGAGTTAACCGAGATGAGAGATTTCGGTGGCGAGGTTGCAACTGAGACAGAGTTTGTCCCAGAGCCGGAGCCGGTTGCCACAATCAAGGTGGGCGACACGGACGTGAAGGTGGTTAACCGCACTGGCCCCGTTGAAGGTGTGGCCAATGCTGCCGACCCAGCTGCCGTAGCCACAGAGATACCACCCGCTGTACTCAAGCAGTTGGAGAAGGCGCTGATCAAAGTTTCAAAGCGGTTCGGCTCGCTGCTCAACTTGAGCGAGGTGCAGCTGACCAACCTCGCGGG